ACAATGATGCAATAAAGGTGATAAATGAACATGATTTCGTAAACAAAGGATATGAAAGCATATATGCGAAAATTGAAAAGGCTTACAACATTTATAAACTTGCATCATTAAAAGAAGTTCGGGAAATGGGCTTTGATAATGTTTCCCCTAATATGCCTTATAATATCTTCACGGAGTATAAGAAAAAGATTCCCGGCATGATGGACACATTACCAAGCAAGGGATTTTTCGATTCGCTAAAAGATTTTGTTCCGTTGGTTGCATTAAAGAGTGGTGCGCATTATTCGCCAACATATAGATACGTGAATATATCTTTTGAAAAAGATAACATTGAACGTATGACAAAATCACCTTGGTATCGAAAGGGACTATTCTACCATGAATTTGGACACGCCTTTGACCATCAAATTAAACTTAAAGCCAAAGAGGATTTAGTGAAAGTTTATAATGATTGGAAAATAAGCATAAATTCCGGGGACGGTGAAAAACTCAAAAAGGCTGTACAAACTAAACTTGATGAATTTAATGCAGATTTTGATAAATTCAGGGATGATGCTTGGAAGCAATATCAAGAATTAAAACGAATAGGCAAGATAGAAGAATCCGAAAGGTTGAAAAAAGAATTGTTTGCGAAATGTGAAGAACAGGAAGCTTTGCAAATGGAATTTCATGAAAAACTTGGTGCATTCACGGATTGTTTGCAGGCCGCAATTGATGGACACAAATTCATCCAACCAAGGGGGCATGATGTTAAGTATTGGACGCAAGACAAGCAACTTGCAGAATTTATTGCCCATTGTTCTGAAAACTATTGGGGCGGCAACCCTATATTCAAAGAGATTGCGCCCCAATTATACGATGATATGCGAAAAATCATTGAAAAGTATATGGCAAAACCTTAATCAAGCCATATCTTGAATTTTTCGTTCATTTCAACATCTTCTTCGCTTTCGTTGATGATGTATGAGTATTGAAAATGCTTGTTGTCATTGATTGCTTTGCGCAACATTGCAACGGCATTTTTTTTATCCAATTCCGTGCCTAATATAAAAATTTGAGAAAGAACACCCCCGGGGCTTAAATATCGCCCCCATTCTTCAATTTGCTTATCGGACAAGTCCTTTTTGTCTTTGATGCCAAGACTAATGCAGTATTGTTCAATTTTCATCTTAGTGGTATTTGTCTATTGGTTTTCTTTCGATGGATAACACCCTTGCGGATTACACATTTCTTATTCCTGTACGGCTTTTCTTCTGTTATGCCGTATGCCCACAACCGGGACTTGGACACGCCCAAATCTTCCGGCGTGAATTGGTCAAAGATGGCAGATATTGAACCAAAATATCGGTGCAATGCGCCATCCAAACATACGTGATATATTGTATTCCCATTCATTTGTGTATCTTATCTTTGATGATTTCAAATATCTTTTGTGAAAATAACAAGGTCGCCAACTTTGATGTTTTCTAAATTATGTTCCATGTTGCTTTATTTGCAAACTAAATCCGCTTGGTGAAATCAAACCATTCTTTCGGTGAATTGACAGCCGCTTTCTTCACTTGCCGATAAAAGGCTTTGTTCAGGTTGCGAAGCCTTGCCAAAGCATCATGCGGTTGCCAACGGAAGTTCGGCATGACTTCATTGTTTGCCATGTAAATGCCGCCCTTTTTAGGCTCAAAGTGGGCAAAGGCAACCAAGTGTCCATCCTTGACAAAAACAACGTCCGAAATGGCTTTATTTGCCTTGTGGTGCAAGGATAATCGCTTGCATCCGGCGTAATAATCCACAATCTTGCGTTGTTGTTCCATTGCAGCTTTGATGTTTTCTTGCTGATTGCGCCGGAACTCACGCAAGTTCTTGGCAACGGTCTTGCGGTATTCCGCAACATTGATGGGGTCTTTCCCGGTTGCCATGTCATAAGGCAACAAACCATCATTGAACATCTTGACCGCACGGGTCAAGTTTTCTTTGTCCACAATCTTTGCTTCAAGTTCTGTTAAGAACTCAACCGACAACCCATATTTGGTTGCGAGTGTTTCAATTGTCTTTTCCATACAAAAGTAATTATTTTATTTAATACAAACGTCAAATAATGACATTGATTTTTGCTTTGCCAACCATTGTTGTGCATTCTCGTTGCTTATCCACCATTGAAAGCATTGTTCCGGGGAATCGAAATTGTCATAATGTCCTTTTTCCATTAGTTCACGGATTGCCCGGATGTAAATACGTTCAGCGACCAAAGGGAACATTTTAAGTTCTTTCCGCTTTTGCTTTACTGATGCAAGGGGACAAAACAAGCACCCTATCCGATGAAATCCCAAGTCATATAAATCGCAATAAGGCATATTGTTCCCATGTATGAAGTCCCAAACATCATTGTCAGACCATTTGAATATCGGGGAAATAACCACTTTGTCTTTGCCCTTGATGCAATAAATTTTAATGTCATTGTCCAAGTCGAATAATTGCCCGTCTGATTGTTCATGCACCAAGCAATCATTCTTTATTTCAAATCCAACACCTTTTTGCCCTATCACTTCAATTTGCTTTCGGTTTGCCCGTCTTGCACTTTCGGCAGCACGCACACCAACACAAGTGACAGCCCCCGCCCCGGCTTGTTCTTTGAGGATTGCACAACAATATCTTGCTTGTCTTGTTGGCAACAATTTCTTTTGAAGAATCAATTGGCGCATATTCTTTTGGGGCAAATTCAATTTTACATTGGGATAATTTGCACGGACAAACCGCATGAGATTCGGAGAATCCACGGATGTAACTTGCATTTCCGCATGATATTTGCACCCGGACAATTCCATTAAAGCAAGTAACACTTGGGAATCCTTGCCGCCGGAAAACGCAACGTGAAAGCCCTTGTCGGACATTCTTAATGCCAAAGATTCAGCCTTTCGGATGAATCTTACAGCTTCTTTTTCTTTATTTAGAAGTGATTGTTTGAACATCTTTGTATCTGTTACATTTATAAGCGACCGGATAAATTGGATGAAATTGTTTGGCAAGAATATAATCCTTTTCCCAATCTTTGCCGTACATGGAAACAATGGTTAAGTGCTTCTTTTTGTAAGCGCATTCCTTACCATGTGGGCAAGACTGATGCAAACAATATGTGTTTCTATCTACCGGCATAGTTTCCATGTTGTTGTGTATGCGCACCGTTCAACTTCATTGTGTCTTTCGGCAACCCCTTTTTCGATAAGTTCCGGGATAAGGTCGTGGGGGATAAATACGCCCCCCCCCTTGCCCTTTTCAGGGAATACACGAATTGAAGAACCATCCTTTTTCAGATAGCCAATTTTGAAATAATTGGATGAACCACACCATCCATCGTAATACGATATTGTCTTGCCGATAAGGGCTTGTTTGATTTCCTTGATTAACATTGTGCGAAAGTATTTGTGGGGTGGTTGCCCGCCCCGGTTAAACATTAGATGAACGCCACCTTTTCACGTGGGATGCCGACCGTCCAACAATGAATCATAACATCCTTTTGGTCGCGGTATGCGCAAAGAATGGCATTGTCTGAAAGGCGGACAAGCTGAAAATAAAAGTTTTCCCCAGTGGGGTTGTTGTAAACGTAATCAACAACATATTCGGCGTTGTCGTGGATTGGGTATTTGTCTTGATATAACTTCATGGCGGTAGGTATTAACGTGTCGCGAAATCTTTTACTTGGCGTTTGCCTTTTGCGGTAAGTCTTACGAAATAGCCGTTCTTGCCGCCTTTGGGTGCATCATTGCCCGTTTCATAGTCAATCCCAAGAAGTGACAAGCCTTGTTCAAGATTTGCCGAACTATCATGCAACGAAATGTTGCGACTGTGACCCGCCCAATATACAGGGCGCATTGTGAGTTCCGGGTTGTTGAGCAATTCAACAACTTCTTCATACTTCTTTGCCAAAGAACCGCCCTTTGTGTAAAGGTGCTTTTCGATTCTTGCTTGTAATGTTTCCTTTTTCATTGTTGCGAAATTTAATTGTTTTGTTGTTCGTGTGTTATAGTGACACACTGCAAAGGTAATCGCTTTATTTAATATAACAAGCAAAAACACAAGAAAAATGCGTTTGCAATGCAAAAATGTGGATAAGTAAAGCATAAGTCCGGGGCAAAACATGCGTGTGTTACTATAAAACAGCGTAATTTTGGGCAAGATTTGTAACACATTAAACCATTTGAACATGAAAGAAAAAATTTTGGCATTACTGATTGCAAAGTTTTCAGGCGTGCGAAAAGATGTCTTGAACCACATGGCGCGCACATTTGCGTTACAGGTGGCGACAGAAGATGATGCGAAAGCCCTTGTTGAAAAAATCACCGATGCGCAAGTGAATGAGTACGTCAAGGAGTTTCGCGCCGATGTGGACAAAGAGGTGTCCGACAGCAACAAAACCTTTGAAGCGAACTTGAAAAAGAAGTTCAATTTTGTTGCCAAACAAACCGAACCCGGCGGCAAGGGCGGCAAGGAAGATGACCCCGACCCCAACGACATTTCCGCTATTGTAAAAGCGGCGGTTGCCGAAGCGGTCAAGCCTTTTCAAGAAAAATTGTCCGGCTATGAAGCGGACAACATCGCAAAATCAAGGCTTCAAGCATTGAACGAGAAGTTGAAAGGATGTAAAGACGAAAATTTCAAGGCACAGACCCTGAAAGACTTTGCCCGAATGAACTTCAAGGACGATGAAGATTTCAATGAATACTTGACAGGTAAAGCAACGGACATTGAAACCGCAAATCAAGGTGTGGCAGATGCGGAATTGAACAAGGGCGCGGGAAGCCCGCTATTCTCACAGAAAGCGGAAAGCGGTATTTCCAAAGGCGTTGCCGATTACGTGGAAAGCCAAAAGCCCGAAAACACACAGTTCAAGGGCAAAGAAATCTAACAACTTTAATTTTTCAAACGTATGTCATTAACGATTAAACGAAAGAAAGACAATCGCGTTGTGAAGTGTGTACTTCACCGCGTTGCCGACATTCCCGGTGGTGTGACGGTTTCCGTTGCCAATTTGGGCGGTTCGGCTCTGTTTGAGGGTACACCCCTTGCCGTTGGTGAAAATGGCTTGTTTGTCGTTGTAAAGACCGCGCAGATTGTAACGGCTGCAACCGAAACCGCAACAACCTATGAAGTTGCAAAGGGGCATCATTTCAAGGTGGGCGACCGCTTTGCGACCGATGCTTGCAATGGTCAGCTTATCACGGCAATTGACAAGACAGACCCGGCAAAAGATGTTATCACCGTAGGCACGCGACACTTGGCGCGGCTATCACCGCAGGAACGTGCGCATTTGAATCCAAGGGCGCGGACAAGGCATTAAAGAACACCCCGGTTGCCATTGCGGGGTCGAACTATGATGTCGAAAGCGGCGACAACTTGTTTGTTGATGCGTGGGTTATCGGTGTTGTACGCAAGTCCAATGCCCCGGTTGTCAATGATGCCATCCTTACGGCGTTGAAAAACATCGTTTATGTTTAACCCCTAAAAAAGTAAACCAATATGCAGAAATCATTGATGGTTGGGTTGAATGAAAAGGATATGGAAGCCGTAATTCGCACTTACGACCTCAAAGATTACTATTATCCAACCCTTTTCCCACTGAAAGAAACAAACTTCTTAACGTGGAAGATGCTTGAAGCGCAGTCCGGCTTGAAGATTGCCGCCGACCTTGTTTCAAGGGGCGCGACAATCCCAAGAAAGACCCGTGAAGCCATTTCACGCATTCAGGGTGATATTCCGAAAATCACCATTTCCCGTGAAAAGAACGAAGATGAATTGACCGAATACGACATTATGGTTGCCATGTCGAGCAACAACCCCGACTTGAAAGCCCTTGTCGAATTTTGGGCGGAAGATACCAAGTTTTGTTGGGATGGCGTTGCAGCCCGTGCGGAATGGATTGCATTGCGCGAAATTTCGCTTGGAAAGGTCAAGTTCACCAATTCCAACAACGCGGCGGTCGTAACCGAATACGATGTTGATTATCTGATTCCGGCGGAACAGAAAATTGGTGTCGCAACGGCATACGATTCCGGCACGGCGGCAAAGCCTTTGACCAAGGATATTCCCGCCGCCCTCAAATTGGGCAAAAGGTTGTTCGGCGCGAAGTACAAGTTCGCGTTTATGAATGTAGATACCTTTGAAAAACTTGCTTCACAGGAAGAAGTTTGGAAGAAGTGTTCTTCTTACATTCAGAATGCAACAGGCACACAGGATGCGCCCGACCTTGCGACCGTGAATGCCTATCTTGCCAAGAAGAAAGAATTGTACCGTGGCTTGCAGATTATCGTAATTGACCAAGACATTACGATTGAACTTGCCGATGGTTCACGTATCACTTCAAATCCTTTCGAGGATGATGTGATTCTTTTCTCTGAAAGCAAGGTTCTTGGAAACACGTATTGGAAGAAACCGATTGATGCGAAGAAGATGCCCGGCAGCGTAGCCGAAAAGGTTATGCACGGACACACCCTTGTCAAGAAGTATTCCAATGAATCACCCGTTCAGGAAGTCACCGAGGGAATCGCAAACCTTTTCCCCGCATGGAATCTTGCCGGGCGTTCCGTACTTATGCAGACCAACGCAACATCTTGGAATAAGAACTAATCGACCGATGGGGCGTGAAACACCGCCCCAAAGGTCTTTTGCAAGAAAGGCGATATGACAAACAAAGAATACATAACCAAATCATTGAACGGGCTTAACATTTCGGATGATGATATTGATATTATCATGTTGAAAGGTTCGGTTGATGCAGACGCGCCCGCCGATGTGAATGCGTGCGACATGGCAGTATATCACAGAATGTCGGCGGTGATTAAGGGAATGACACAAAACGTGTCCGAGGGTGGATATTCTATTTCATGGAATATGGAAGCCGTCAAATTGTTCTATGCGGCATTGTGCAATGAATTGGGTGTTGAAAATGTGCTTATCAATCGCCCCAAAGTCCGTGACCGTTCAAATGTTTGGTGATTATGGCAATGGTTAAGCAATATCCACATTATTTGTTCATTGAAGATGCCGAAATATCGGTTCAAGATGAACAAGGCAATTGGACGGAAAGCACGGTGTCGCGCAAGTTCATATCCATGTGCCGTGAAGAATCGGACGGCAGGGGAACGGAATTTCAGGTTGCCGGGGGTGAATACCACAAGGCAACATCCGTAATCCAATGCCCGAAGAATTGCCCCAAGGTGAGCAAAGGCACAATGATATTCGTTGCAAACGACCCCGATTGTGCGGATGTCCGCATTTCGGGAATATGCTTGAATTTTGACCCGGCACAACTTCATTCAAGACTATGGGTGTAACGGCTAATTTCACAAAAGATGATGTCAAGGCACGTTTCGATGCGTTCCTTGAAGAAATCCAAAAGAAGCAGATTGCGAGGTTGCAAAGACTTGGCGAAATGTGCTTGATTGAAGCCCGTACAAATAAGGGCTACATGATGCAGACAGGCGCATTGCTTTCTTCAACGGGTTATCAAGTCTTTGTTGATGGGGTTGCCGTTCATTCACAGTTCGATGCCGCAAGCGGCGCACAAAGCGATGCCGCCGCAAAGGGTGTCAAGACGGGACAGGAACTTGCCGAAAAGATAGGCAAGGAAACCAAGGGTGTTGCCCTTGTAGTGGTCGCCGGGATGAATTACGCCGCCTATGTCGAAGCGAAAGGAAGAAACGTGCTAACAAGTGCGGAACATCTTGCAGAACGGGAATTGCCCCGGATGTTGGAAAAGTTGATAAGTAACATTAAACGTGCAGCAGAATGAAAACACCATTTGATACCGATGCAATCTTGTTTGGTTTGCTCAACGGCAAAACCTCAATCAAGGGTGGTTGTTATGTCGGGGATGATAGACCCGAAGATTCAACCGATGAAGATATTGTTGTGAACACAATTGATTTGCCGCAAGACAGCTTGCCACAAATCGGCACTTCAAACATCAACATCTATACCATGGACACAAGCAAGAAAATCAAAGGTAAGGTGCAAGTTTCGGCTAACCGCACGCGATTAAACGCCTTGGCAAACGAAGTCACGGCGATAGTGAGAAAAGCGAATATAACAGGGTTGAAAGCGGTTGTCGGCAACATGGTAATCATGAACGAACCGACCACCAAACAGCACTTTGCTAACATTCGCATTGATTGGAACATTCAAATTGATTAAATCATGGCAGATAATAGAACATCTTTAATCACCATTGGACTTTCAGAAATCCAAGTTGGTGTAGCATCCAAAGCGGGCGTAATGCCGGCCGAGTTGCACAAAATCGGTAAAACATATAAAGATACTTGCAAGATTGCTCAGGATGCCGCCGAAGTCACGGAGCATTACGAAGAGGGCATGGCGGCACCGGAAGTGCGCAAGAAGTCACGCAAGATTCCGACTTTGACGTTCTCCATCATGGATGCCAACGTGCAAGACCTTGTGGATTATGTCGGCGGTGAAAACATTGGTTCGGAACTTGACCCAAAGTGGGGTTATGACGGAAACGAAGTGGTTGCGAACAAAGCAATCTATGTCAAGACCGAACAGGGTTTGGACTTCGAGATTCCAAACGGCGATATTGAAGCGGTTATCAACGGGGATATGTCAGCAAAGGGAATTTTCCTTGTAGATTTCACCGTTACCCCTATGGCGGTAGATGCCGGAAAGGCATTGCGCGGCATTCCAAAGAAGAATGCGTAAATCGGGGCATAGTAGAAACCCGAAGCCTCGGAACATAATCTTCCGGGGCTTTTTTAATAAACGAGTATGAGCGAAGAAACAAATAAACTTGAACAGGAACGAAAGGAATTGAATGCCTTGATAAACAAAGGCGTTTCCTTTGAAGTTAAGGACATTGAGTTTGAAACCCACAAGAAGTTCTTTGGGCTGATTAAGAAGCGAATCCCCAAAGAGGTGACACGGACATTCACCATTGAGGAAGTGACGCTTTCGACCCTTGACCGCCTTTCGGCTGAATGGATAGAATTTGCCATTGACGAATCCTTGATGAAGTCGGCGGACGGCATGAAACGCGCAAGGGGGCTTGCAAAAGAACACGCGGGGCGTTGTGCAAGAATCATTGCCATTGCCGTATTGGGCGAAAATCGCTTTGTTCCGCGCCCTTACAAGGGTGGCACACGTTGGGTTGAAGATGTGCAGGCAATCGAAGAATTGACGGATTTATTCGCAAGGAAAATCAAGCCATCGAAGTTGTACAAGTTATGTGTCCTTGTCAATGCAATGTGTAATCTTGGGGATTTTTTGAACTCTATTCGATTGATGCAATCCGAAAGAACCACAATGCCGAATCGAATAGAGGAAAACAATATGGTCTAAACAGTCCACACGGGCGGCGTGGGGCGATATGTGAGCATTTCGGATGGACTTATGACTACTTATTACACGGCATTGCATGGACAACCGTCCAACGCATGATGATTGATGCGCCAAGTTATGATTTCAACGATGAAAACGAAGTGCAAGAAATTGTCTTGACCGAGGACAACAACCAACAGATTATGAATTTTGTAAACTCAATGATGTAATGGCAGAAATTGACGGCGGGGCATTATCTTTCAAGTCCGTAATGGATAATGACCAATTGAACGGGGCAATCGAAGAAACCTTGCGGCGTGTGCAGGGCTTTTCCGATGCCGTTGTTGGCACGGGCGATGCGATGGATTCAACCACACAAGAAATGGTTGAATGTATCGAAGTGCAGAAACGAGTGATTCAGGACTTGGAAACGACCGTTTCCGATTTGAACACCCGTATTGATGCGCTTGAACCGGGCGATGCGCAAAATATATTGATTGAACAGGCGAATGCCGCAAGGCAAGAACTTGAAGCGGAAAGAAAGGGTTTGGCGGACTTGGAAAGCCAATTGAACACCATGCAACAGGCAAATGCAGGAGCGGCAATGTCTTTTGAACAAGTCCGTGCAACACTTGGTCAAATCGGTGCAGCTTGTCAAGAACACGAAAATGCGCTTGAAAGCCTTGAAGCCGAATATGACAGATTGGGCGCGGAAATGGACAAAGCCTATATGTCCGGGCGCGATGAAGAATTTAACGCCTTGAAGCAACAGCAAGCCGCGATTCAAGGAGAAATCCGTATCCGCAAGTCATTGTTGAATGAATTGCGTGACCAATCCAATGCCCTTGAAGATGTGGCTACCAAGATTGAAACGGAACGTGCAAATGCCGAAAAGGCGGCAAACGCACATACTTCTTTGCGTACCAAAATACGTGAAGTCAAGGAACAAATGGCGGATTTGCGTGCCAATGGCATTGACGAAAATTCGGCGGCTTACAAGAACCTTGTCAATGAGTTGGGACGATTGCAGGACATACAAGGCGACATTCAGGCGCAAGGCTCAATCATGGCAAACGACCAAAACCAATTTGCGGGTCTTTTATCCGGCTTGCAAGGCGTTGTCGGCGGGTTCACAGCGGCACAAGGTGCGGTTGCCCTATTCGGCGCGGAAAATGAAGAACTACAACGTATAATGTTGAAAGTGCAATCCTTGATGTCAATTACAATGGGATTGCAACAAGTCGCACAGACCTTGAATAAGGATTCCGCCTTTTCCCTTGTCACCTTGAACAACGCAAAGGAATGGTGGAACAACCTTTTGGAAGTCGGGCGCGGAAAGCAGATTGAAGAAACGGCGGCGATGGAAGCCAATACGGTTGCCCAAGCCACAAACACCGCTTCAAAGACCGCCGGAGCAACGGCAGAAGCCGCAAAAGCGACCGCACAGGCAACCGGGACGGCGGCGGCAGAAGCCAACACCGTTGCGCAAGGAGTGAACACGGCGGCAACCGGGGCGCAAACCGGGGCGGCAATTGCCGGAACAACCGCAAATATCGGTCTTGCCGGAGCATTCCGAATGGTGGGTGCGGCGATTAAATCCATCCCGGTATTCGGATGGATTCTTGCGGGCATTTCGGCATTGATTGGGCTTGTTTCCCACTTTGTCGGCAAGGCAAGGGAAGCAAAGAAAGCACAAGAAGAATGGTACAAGTCAGTTGCCGAAAACGTGTACAAGCCCGTTGCGGCGATTGAAGAATTGTCCGTGAAGTGGAACAAACTTGGCAATGACTTGGAAGCCAAAAAGAAGTTTGTTCAGGCAAATAAAAAGACTTTCGATGAATTGGGCGTGTCCATCAATGATGTTGCCGATGCTGAAAACCTTTTGAGCAACCCGGCACAAGTTCAAAAGTTCATCAACGCCCAAATCAAAAAGGCGGAAGCGATGATTTACATTCAACGTGCGCAAGAAAAGGTGAAAACCTTGATGGAGCAGGAACAGAAGTACAACAACATGAGTGACACCAAAAGCACGTATGTTCAGACTTCAAGTTTCGGCACGGGCTACTATGTTGAAAGCCGTAACACGGAGAAAGACAAGTTGAAAGCCGCCAATGATGCTTTGCGCAAAGAAATCGAAGATGGATTCAGGAAAGCGGCGGAAGCTGAAACCGAGGGTGCAACCATCCTTAAAGATGCCGGAATGGAAGCCACACAATCGTATGCCGATGGTACGTTGGGGGCAATCCAAGAAGCAATCCGCATGAAGCAGGAAGCATTGAACAACCTTACCAATAACGATGATTATAAAAAAGCCCTGAAAGAAATTGAGGACTTGCAGAAGCAAGCCGACAAAATCACCGGGGCAAAGAGAACAACGGGCGGAAGTTCAACGACCCAAGACCCGTTCTTGGCGAAATTAAACAAGTACAAGTCGGAATATACCCGGTTTATGAAGTGGATAAATTCGGGGGATGAAGTGTTGGTGAAAGCCGCCAACCAAGAGTTTGCCGGATTGCTCAAAGAGGGTGCGACATACATTGACTATCTGAAAAACCAAAGGGACACCATCTTGCAGATAGACATTGAGAGCCGCACGGCGGAACAGAACAAGCAGTTGCGCCAACTCAATGATTCCATTGCCGAGGAAACGAAAAACACCGTCTTGGAAGCATTCAACAACGAGTTGTCCGAACAATTGACCAATGCGCAATCCATCATTGAAATGTTGAATATCATTGAGCAGAAGCGCAAGCAGTTGTCCGGGGATGGAACGGAATTGGACAATGCCAAGCAAGAAGCATTGGACAATGCCGAAAAGGATGCCCAAGCCCAATTGAAAGACGAAACACAAGCATTGCTTGATGATTATGCTTCATATATGGAGAAAAGGCGGCGCATTGATGAACAATACAATGCCGATGTCGCCTTGCTTCAACAAAGGCGTACACAAGCGCAATCCGATTCGGAACGTGCTGAAATAGATGCGGCAATCAAGAACCGAACAAGTCAGTATGAGAAAGACACCAAAGGTTCGGGAAATGCCGATTATGATGCGATGTTGGCGGATTACGGCACATTTGAGCAGCGCAAGCAACAAATCATTGATGAGTATGAAGAAAAGCGGAAAATCGCAAGGGAAATGGGCGACAAAGATATGGTTGATGCCCTTGACAACGCCCAAGCGAAAGCCCTTTCATCTTTGACAAGCGAGGAATTGACCAATTCGGACATTTGGGGACAACTATTCAACAACCTTGACGAAATGTCGGCAAGTGAGATTGAAAAATTGGTGAATGAGATTGAAAAGAACTTTGAAAACCTTTCGGTATCATTCAACCCGGCGGATTTGGCAAAGATTCGTGAACAGCTTGAAAGCGCAAAAGATGAGCTTGTTAAGGATAACCCGTTTAAGCAGATGGGGCAGGCTTTGAAAGCCGTTTTCAGCGATGCAAGCAAGGATTCCAAAGATTCCGCCGATGGTATCAAGAAGAATTGGAAAAAACTTGGTGAAGCGACCGAAAAAAGTTTTGATTTCATTGCCAACGCAATCAATCAATGTGAACCGTTGAAAGATATGATTGGCGATGTCGGCACAACCGCAATTTCATCATTGCAAGCCGTTGTGATGGCTTCAATCGGTGTTGCGGAAGCAATCAAGACCGCCGAAAGGTCAAGTGTCATTCTTGTAATCATTCAAGCGGCACTTGTTGCCGTTCAAGCAATCTTTTCGTTGTTCATGTTGGGTGACAAGGCGGCGGAAAAGCGAATCAAGAAGCACCAAGCCGCATTGAAAGACCTTGAAAACGCATACAAACAACTTGAATGGCAGATTGACAAGGCTTTGGGAACGGATGTGTATGCCGGACAATTGGATGCAATCCGCAACATGGAAGCGCAACAAAAGCACTTGCAAGCAATGTGGCGCGAGGAAGAAGGCAAGAAGAAAACCGACCAAGACAAGGTGCGCGACTACAAAGAACAATATGCCGACTTGACAAGGCAAATTGAAGATATGTATGAAGCCATTTCAAAGGACATTTTGCAGACCGATGCAAAGGACTTTGCCGGAACACTTGGCGATTCCCTTGTGGAAGCATTCAAAAAGGGTGAAGATGCTTCAAAGGCATTTGAAGAAACCGTGAATGAAGTGTTGCAAAACGCGATTGTGAACCAATTGAAGAAAAAGTTTCTTGAACAGCAGTTGCAAGGTGCGCTTGACCAATTGGAATTAAGCATGGGTTATTGGAACGGCGATGATTTCATTTTTGACGGTCTTACAGATGAAGAAATTGCCGCGTTCAAACGAAAGGTTGAATCCGCCGCCAACAACTTCAATCAAGCCTTGGGCATTTACAAGGACTTGTTCAAGGATATTGTCGAAGATAAGGATGATTCCTTGACGGGTGCGGTTCGTGGCGTGACGGAAGAAACGGCAAGCATTGTCGCCGGACAGATGAACGCAATTCGCATCAACCAACTTGAAGCGACACAGGTAATGCGGCAATCATTGCAACAATTGAACATGATTGCGGCAAACACCCAATACAACCGATATTTGGTGAAGATAGACCGCATCATTTCATTGTTGGAAAATTCCGACAGTTCCTTGCGTTCACAAGGTCTGTCCTAATATGTATCACTATAAAACAAAAGCAATATGAGTTTATCAAAAGAACTTACGAAACAAGCAAAAACAAAGGGCGCGTGCAAAGAGGGACACGATGAATTGTTGTCGCTGCAAGATAAAGATGCACTGGTTGAATTGTACTTGCGCAAAATTGATTTTTGCCTTTCAAATGAGTACCCCGACAATGACTTTTTAAGAAGCCATTTCAAAGGCACAATGGAGAAACACGGGGTTTTCCTTGATGATGCCTTGAAAGTCGAAAACAAGCCCAAATGCGTGTGTTTGGGGGCGTGTTCCGGCGATGTCTTGGTGGACGGCTTCAATGTTTGTGAAGTCTTTGCAAAACATGATTCGGAAATTGCGATTGTGGCAATCGGAAACGCCTTTGTCATGGTTGATGTTTTCGACAATTCGATTGTCACTATCCATGCACACGACCGGGCAAAAGTGTGTGTGAACAGATACGGCGGAACGGTTAAGCATTCCGCCGATGGTGATGCAGTTGTGAAAAATCCGGGAAAAGAACAAAAAAACTTATTGATATGGATGCAAACAATATAATTTTCCAAATGCCCTTTGACGAAAGGGACGGGGCAACAATCGCGTATGATTACAGCCAAAACCGCGCCGATGGCGTTGTGAATGGGGCGCATTTTGTCATTGGAAAGAATGGCAATGCCATTTCCTTTTCCGGCAATGACACGTGCGATGTGTCCAAAAGCATATTGCCCAACATGAATGTCGAATTTTCCATTCTTGCGTGGGTTCAGGGGCGACAGACCGAATGCGGTTCACCATCAAAGATGATTTGGAACTTGAACTTTGCCGGGTTGAACAATTATGTTGAAGTCCCGATTGAAGCAAAGCCCGGTTCTTGGTTTTCGCTTGCGGTGACAAGGCGCGGCGGCGTGTTCAATTTTTATGTCAATTCGTCCTTGATTAAGACAATCAACAATTCCGGCGCATTGCAAGGTGTGTCCCTCAATCAAGACTATTACGGCGGCGACTATGGCTTTGGCTTGCTTGATGATGTCAAGATTTACAACGTGGCTTTGACACAAGCCGACCTTATCAACGAGTTGTCAAGCGCAAAACAACAAGCATACTTGTTGGATGGCGTGGACTTCAAGACATACGGCGTTTATGTGTCCGGGTCTGATGGCATCTTGAACCGTCCGAAGCTGAAAAGCCCGGCAAGCCTTTCTTGGGACAATTACCACGGCGAAAGTGTGGATTTGATGCACAAGTTCTATGAATCGCGCCAAATCACCTTGTCTTGTTTTGTCAAGGCGGAATCCAAGATGGATTTCATCAAACGTGTATCGGAATTTGAAGCACAATTCGACAAGAAAGGCACGAACCGACTTGTTATTGATGTCCACCCGATTAAACCGTTGATTTACGAAGTGTATTGCAAGGATGCAATCGAAATCACAAAGGAATGGTCGGATGAACTGATGGTTGGCACGTTCAAGTTGAAGTTGATTGAACCCGAACCCGTGAAACGTGTGTTGAAGCACATTCGCATTTCCGATGCGACCAAGACTTGCACAATCACTTTGACAAGCCACAAACTTGTGAACGTGTATTGGGGTGACGGTCAAGTGGATTATGACATTTCCGGGGAAAACAAGACAATCACGCATGACTATGAGCAGAACGGCGACTTTTTCCCGGTAATAACCGGGTGCATCGAAGAAATTACAGACTTTGAAACAAATGCCATTGTCGTATGGGAACGAATCTAATTATCAAAAAAGCGGATGGAAGCCTTGTGCCTATTCAAAATAGGCGCAAGGCAACCCGCGTGACTTCCGGCAAGCAGAATTGGGCGTTGAATGCGGAAGATACATTGAATATCACCGTGGAATCACCATTTCCCCAAAAATATGACATTGGGGATGTTATCACCGTGTTTGGGCGTGACTACAAGTTGAACCGTTTGCCGAAAGTGAAGCGAACAGGAATGCACGAATTTTCCTATGACTTGGAATTTGAGGGCGTGCAATATGACTTGTTGCGTGTCACATACGATTTGACCATTGACACGACCAACAACCAATTGCAGGATGTCCAAGGCGATTCATTGACGGGTGATTTGCGGCGGTTTATGGATGTTCTTATTGCGAATGCCAACCGCGTGTTCCCCGGCAAGTGGGTGTTGGGTGCGTGTCCTGAAACAATCGGTGACAAGACCTTGAATTTCGGGGAATCCGACAATTGTTTGGCGGTGCTTCAAAACCTTTGCAATGACAACAATTTCGGTGTCGAATTTGAGATTGAAACGACCGATGGCATCCACACCATCAACATGAAAGAACGTGTCGGACAAACCTTGCCTTATACGTTCATGTATGGCAAGGGCGGCGGCTTGTATGCGTTGAACCGTGACAATGTTTCATCCTCAAATATTATCACCCGGTTAAAGGTGTATGGCAGCACGGAAAACATTACGATGAAGTACCGTGCCGACCGCTTGTGTTTGCCCGGAAAGACCAAGGCGCAATCATACATTGAGAAACCCGAAGCGGTTGCCAAATACGGCATCTTTGAAGCCCGAAAGAACTTTGACAACATCAAACCGACATACACGGGCGTTGTCCATGCGGTTGTTGCCGGAAACGTGCTTCAATTCGTGGACACTTCATTTCCTTTCGACATTAACGAGAAAGAGCCGGACGGAGAAACAACAAAGTATCTGATTTCTGGGGTGGATGCGAAAATTCACTTCAACACGGGCAATCTTGCCGGGTATGACTTCACAATCAAGAGTTACGACCACGCGAACCACTTGTTCACGTTGAATAAATTGACCGATGACAGGGGCGATGTGTTCCCGTCCGAAACTTCTTTGGCATTCCAATTCAAGGTCGGCGATGAATACAAGATAACCGACATTGCATATTCGGCAGACATTGAACAAGCCGCCGAAACCAAGTTGGAAGAAGAAGCAACGAAATACTATGAGCAGAACAGCCAACCGAAAGTGCAATACGGCTTGACCGTGACAAAGCAATGGTTGCAATCCCTTGTGGATGCAACGGATGATGTCATTGTGAACGTGTTTGCGCCGGGCGATTACTTGCACATTGTGGACAATGAAATTGATGTGGACAAATCGGTGCGCATCAAATCATTTACGCGCAACATCCTTGACCCTTACGATTATTCCTTGACCATTTCGGACATAACAAGCAACGCACAATTTATCAATCGCGTTATTTCCGACCTGATAGACATTGACAAGGTTTTGGATATAAACGACCTTAAAGACCCGGCAAGGGCGCGTGCAAATTGGCGTTCAAGCCGTGAAGTGTTGGACATGGTATTTGACCCGGAGGGCGACTATTACACCGACAAAATCAAGCCAAATTCAATTGATACCCTTGCATTGTCAGTCGGTGCGAAATCAATGCAATTCGGCTTGACAAATACGGTGTTTCAACCGAATTACAACGGCAACAAGAATGTTGTGAAGTGGCAAGGCGGTGTCTTGACCCATTACACCATCAACGAAGAAACGGCGGTGTCTTGGGTGCTTGCAGACGGTCAATTGACACTTGACAAGGATTCCGAGGCTTTTTATATTTATGCCAAATGCGAAAAGGGCGGTCAAGCCGGAACAATCGTGTTCACCAAGGAGCAACACAAGGTGAACGAGGATACCAACTATTATTATTTTTGGATTGGCGTTCTTAATTCGGTTGATGTCGAATTGAAAGCCCGTTCCATTGCCTTGACCTATGGTTTCACAATGGTAAACGGTCGGTTTATCAAAACCGGGCGCATTGAATCGGCGGATGGCACAACATACTTCGATTTGGACAATTCCGAAATCGGCGGTCGTATCGTGTTCTCCTCAAACGGGCAGGAAAAGACCCTTGAAGAATTGGGCAAAGAATCCCTTGAAAGCAAGGATTTCATCAACAACACGTTGCCGGGCATCTTGTCCGAAATACAATCACAGCTTGACGGACAGATTGAACAATGGTTCGACACCTACAACCCGACCTTGGACAATGCCCCGGCAAACCAATGGACAACAACCGCCGACAAGGATACGCACTTGGGCGACTTGTTCTATAATACCGACACGGGCAAGGTGTTCCGCTTCATCAAGGACGGAAGCACCTATTCATGGCAGGAATTGCAGGATTCCGAAGTTGCGCAAGCATTGGCAATTGCGAATGATGCCTTGAAACTTGCCGGAACAAAGCGGCGAATCTTCACTTCAACCCCTTACACCCCTTATGAAGTGGGCGATTTGTGGGTTCAGGGCGGAAACGGCGACATTATGCGATGCAAGACCGCCCGTTTGTCCGGGAATTATTCTTCCGGCGATTGGGAAAAGGCTTCAAAGTACACCGACAACACGGCGTTGAATAACTTTATCAATAACACGTACACAACCGCAATCAACGACCTTACAAATCAAATTGACGGCAAGGTTGAAACGTGGTTTCAGGTCAGCGACCCGGCGGCATCATGGACAACCGCCGCATCGAAGCAAAAGCACGTTGGCGATATGTGGTTTAGAACCGACAAGAACACGTTGTGGAGATATTCAAGTTCATACGCATGGCAACAGATTCAAGACCAAAAGGCGATTGATGCCTATAATGCCGCAAGCAAGGCACAGGACACCGCCGATGGCAAAAGGCAAGTGTTTGTCACCACCCCGAAACCACCGTATGACATTGGCGATTTGTGGGTTGATGGAAAGGAATTGCGCCGTTGTGTCACGGCAAGGGCAACCGGGTCGTATGTGGCAAATGATTGGGTCATTGCCGTTGATTATGACAACACAAAGACGGTCATTGATGGCGGACTTGTCACTTCCGGCACAATCCAAGTGGCGGGCGACAACAAAAGCATCCTTGCGGGTATTACGGGACAAGGCACGGCGGCAACATCCATCCGCTTTTGGGCGGGTGCATCCTTTGAAAACCGTGCGACCGCACCTTTTAGGGTCACACAAGACGGTTCGGTTGTCATGGAAAAAGCGGTTGTCAAGGGTGAAGCATACATAAACAAAGGCTCAATCAAGAATGCCACGTTGAATGATGTTATCATAAACGGAGCATTCACAAACGCCTTTAAGGATGGTTATTATGTGCTTGGTGGAAGTGGCGGCATTATCATTTCGACACCGGGATTGCAGAACAACAACAATGTCGTGATTCCGTCACAAGGTGGTTCATGGAATTATTCAATAACAATTCCATTTACAAACAAATATAGTGGCTTTCGTGCCATAATCATGAACGGGCGATTTAACGGAACTTTCCCCGATGGTACATTGAACGCAAGCGCACCAAGTGGCAAGTATTTCTATGAAAACGGCAAAACATCCAACAAACTTGTTATAAACGAGTATGAAGCCGTTGAAATGATTGGTTACGGTGATGATAGCACCTTTTTCGGGTGGATTATCTTGCGGCGTTTTTACACCGCACCCGATAACATGAGAGGGCGACCGCTTCATGCTTCATACATGGGAATCGTGACAAGTTCGGGTACATTGTCCAAGGTGATGCGCTATGACAATGACACCGTTACCGTATCGCGCACAGGTGCGGGACGATATAAGGTGACTATCAACCCCGGATTTTCGTCTGCGAACAATTACATGGTGTTTGCCACCTGTGATGCAACGGGGGAAAGCACAACTGGGCGTTATGCGGCAGTATATGAGAAACAGGCAAACAGTTTCATGGTGTACACGGGTGATGATGATTCACCGAATGATTCCGGCTTCGTATTTATGATTATCAATACAACAGACTTTTAACCGGGTAATGGCTTGGGTATTCCGGGAACTTGTACCCAAGTTATTCACATTGTGTTACTATAATACACAATAGATGTAGCTTTGTAAATGAATTAAACTTTCAAAAGAATGGACAAAACAAGGTCGGGCGAATTTGTATCGCCCCAAATCGGAAGAATGGGCATCATTGACGGTTTGAACAATGGTGATTTCACCTTGCCGGACGGTCAAGTGTTCAATATCAAGAATGACGGCGTGCAGCCCGTGAAATTATCGGTGCAGCTTGCCGGAATGAGTGATGGCGATTTCATTGAAACGCAATTTGAATGCGGTTGGAATCCCGAAATAATAAAGACGGTGAAGCAATCTTCATTGTCGGGTACAAACTTAAAATGGGGCTACTAATATGGGACTTTTGATTGCTATTGGCGGCACAAAGCCGTCTTTCCCTTATGACTATTATTATGGCATAGAATGGGACATAACGGTTTCAAACAAGAAGCCAACCCGAATCGGCAAGATGGAATTGCACCAATCCTTGCCGCTTCAAAACATGATGCGCCGTTGCACGCAAAACGATGATGGAACGGTGAACTATTACTTGCACGCAAACGATTCGACCAAACGTGACAATAGCGCGGCGGCAAACCTTACCGGGGCGGATGGTCAATACATGGTCGAATTGCCGGATATGTATGTGCGCTTTGAGATGGACGGCAACAAGTGCCGACACTTGCAGTCCACACAGCCTTTGCCCGGCTTCAAGAAGTGGCGCAAAGACTATGTTTCGGCAGTTGAAGCGACCGTTTACAGACCGACAAACACCCTTTGTTCGGTCGTGAATGACAGCCCGGATTATCGCGGCGGCGGCAATCAAAGCGATTGGGATGCGTTGAGCAAATCACAGCTTGGAAAGCCCGCAACGGCTATAAGTTTGACCAACTTTCGTGCGTATGCCCGCAAGCGCGGTTCGACCGAATGGAATTGCAACTTATACCAAACCCACAAGAAATTGTGGTGGTTGTTCGCGGTCGAATACTGCAACTTTGATTCACAGGACACATTCAATGCCGAATTGACGGAAGAAGGGTTCAGACAAGGCGGATTGGGTGTAGGTGTTACCACACTTAATTATAGCAAATGGAGCGCATTTAATGGCGTTTATCCCGTAATTCCTTGCGGTGTGACAAACAGCCTTGGAAACCATACGGGCGTTGTTGAATACACCTTGCCGGATGATTACGACCCCGGCGTTGTGTTCAAAGTCAATGTGCCGTCTTATAGAGGTGTTGAAAATCCTTTCGGTCACATTTGGAAGTGGACGGACGGTTGCAAGTGTCTTATTCAGGCTGAAACCGATGGTGGATTGTCCGAATTTTACGTTTGTGACGACCCGGCGGCATTCACAAGTTCCGGCACGGTAAACTACAACTTGCGCGGTAACTTACCACGAAAAGAGGGATATGTGAAGCAACTTATTCTTGGCGAGGATGGCGAGATAATGCCGCTTGAAGTTGGCGGCGGAAGTACAACGTATTTTTGCGATTACTTCTATACAAGCATCCCGGAAAGCGGAGTTTCGGAGCGTGGCGTTTTGTTCGGCGGTGCTGCGATGTATGGTGCGTATGCGGGGTTCGTGTGCGCGTATACGATTAATTCGGCGGCGTATACGTCTGCGTTTTTCGGTTCTCGGCTTTGCTTTTATCCTCAAATCGAAAATGCGGCGTAAGCCCAAATCGAAAAGCAGAATGACGGAATTTTGAGGTCTTGAAAAATTGAAAAAAGGTTGTCCGATGTCGCGTGGCGTTTTGTTCAGCGGTAATGCGAATAATGGTGCGAATGCAGGGTTCGTGTACGCGAATACGAATAATTCGGCGGCGAATACGAATGCGAATATCGGTTCTCAGCTATGCTTGTAAAAATATAGTTGCATATCGGAAGCCTTGCCACAAAAACGACCCAACCGGGGTTGAATGAGTTGGAGCAATCCAACGGCAAAAAATAACATACGTAAAACGGTTTTGGTAGGGGCAACCCGAAGAATCCTAATATACAAGCAAACTTGAATGAAAAGAGTTGGTGACATATTCGACAAGGTGATTTCCCTTGAAAATTTGCGACTTGCAGATGAAAAGGCGCGAAAGGGAAAGTTGCATTCCTATGGTGTGCAACTTCACGACAAGAACCATGAAGCCAACTTGTTATCTTTGCATGAGAGTTTGAAGAATGGCACATTCAAGACTTCAAAATACCACATTTTCAAGATTTACGAACCAAAGGAACGTGAAATTTTCCGGTTGCCGTATTTCCCCGACCGCATCTTGCATCATGCAATAATGAACGTACTTGAACCCATTTGGGTTTCGGTGTTCAACAAAGACACGTATTCATGTATCAAGAATCGCGGAATCCATGCTTGCGCCAAGAACGTGAAACACGCCTTGAAGCAAGACCCGGACGGCACGCGGTATTGCCTGAAAATTGATGTCCGAAAGTTTTACCCGTCCATTGACCATGAGATTTTGAAACAGGTTGTGCGGCGGAAAATAAAAGATGGTCGCCTTTTGGCATTGCTTGATGAAATCATTGATTCCGTCCCAAGTGGCGTGCCAATTGGCAACTATCTTTCCCAATACTTTGCGAACCTTTACATGGCATATTTCGACCATTGGTTGAAAGAAACCAAGGGCGTGAAGTATTATTGGCGATATGCCGATGATATTGTGATTCTTGCACCGAACAAGGAAGTTTTGCATTCCTTGTTGCATGATATTCGTGCGTACTTGCGCGACAATCTTAAATTGAAAGTCAAACGCAATTACCAAGTCTTTCCCGTGGATTCACGCGGGATTGATTTCTTGGGGTATGTGTTCTATCATTCCCACACCCTTTTGCGAAAGTCAATCAAGCAAAAACTATGTCGCCGGGTGGCAAAGTTGAACAAACGCAAGATTGCCCCGACAAAAGAGCAGTACAAGCAACAAATTTGTTCTTGGTGGGGATGGTGCAAGTATTGTGATTCAATCAATTTAATGTCTAAACTTCAAAATTCGTTTCCGTATGAAATTAAATTCAATCGAGCCAAACGCACATTATGACATGGTGCATGGCAAACCCGCCGTCTTAGAACATGACAATGACGGGTCAAGCATTTACCGATTCAACATTGAACCCGAAATGGGCATTCCTGATGGTGGGGAATCGGAAGTTCAAATTGGTTGGAAGTGCCGCGAAATCCGCATTTGGGGCAATCCGACCAAAGCCAACTTGAAAAAGGCAATTATCCGTTCAATCATTGACGAAACGGCAGAATTTGACCTTGTGAACAGCTACAACAAGCACGTGTTGGGCATTGCACCCAATGACAAGGCGGTTGCAGATTACAAGGAGTATTTGCAGTTTACCGAAGATTTGGATGCGATGTTAGTAACTGATTTGTCAAACTAAACACGAAAGGACAATGGCAAAGTTTTGTGAACTTGGTATTCAATCGGACGTAATAATTGGCAAGGGCATTGAAATCGAAGAATTGTTCGGTAAACGCATAATTATCGAAAAGACAATTATTCAGCCAACCAAATATCCGGGAAAGAATGCGTCCGGGTTGAGAATGCAAATGCAAGTGGTACTTGCTTCATTTGACGAAGCACCCGACAAGGACGGTGATTATTACTATAAGAATCCTGATGGAACGCCAAAGGGTGAAAGACGGTCTTGTTTCACCGGGTCAGACATATTGATTTCCGCTATCCAAAAGGCGGAAAGCAAATTGCCGATAGTAAACAAGACAAGAAGTGAACAAGGGTTGCCACCTTTGCAGTTGTACCCAATGGACACAACAATTGTCAAGGTCGGAAAGTGCTTTCAATTTACTTAAACGAAAATGGAAATGATGGAATATATCCCGGCTATCATTAGCGCAATAGGAACTATCATTGTCGCTTGGTTTGCGTACAACCAAAAGACCAAGGACAAAATGACAGACTTGAAGATTGAAGAAATACGCAACAACAACGAGGTGAAGCAGAAACGGAGAGCCGACAATTCGGCAATCGTGCATGGTGAACTATGGGAAGCCTTGCACGAATTGCGTGCCGATAGGGTCTATATCGTGCAGCCACACCCACTTGGCAACGAATCAATGATAAGCATTTATTTTGAATCGAAGCGCAAGGGCGTGGAATCCATGAAACCCAAGATTCAGGACTTGAAGATGTCGGAAGTTGCGGTTTTTTGTTCGGACTTGGCAAAGAATCTTTATTTGTTCTATGACAATATAGATGAACAGGTGAAAGACCGTTTCGCCAAATCGCTTCTTTCAGCTTGCGGAACAAGCAAGGTTGCAATCAAGAGATTAAGCGACAACAACCATGATTGGGTGGGGTCAATCTTTTGTGAGTTTACCCACGATGCGGAAGTGAACGAAGATGAAGTGCGTTCCGTGCTTCACGAAGTCGCAATGAATGTCCAATACCTATTGCCGGAATACAAATACTAAAAGAAGATGGCAAATGTTGATATTTTGTTGTCGTTCATCCTCAAATGGGAGGGCGGCTTTGTGAACGACCCGGCGGATTCGGGCGGCGCAACAAACAAGGGCGTGACAATCGCGACATGGAAGCGGTGCGGATATGACAAGGACGGGGACGGCGATATTGATGTTGCCGACCTCAAATTGATAAGCAATGATGATGTCCGCAACCGGGTGTTGAAACCCGCATATTGGGACAGGTGGAAAGCCGACAACATCCATTCACAGAAAATCGCAAACATTCTTGTTGATTGGGTTTGGGGTTCGGGCAAACATGGCATTGTTATCCCTCAAAGGCTTTTGGGCGTGAATCCCGATGGCATTGTGGGCGACAAAACCTTGTCGGCGGTCAATTTTGCAGACCCCGACCAACTGTTTGATGCGATTTACAACGCACGTGTCAAGTTTCTTAAAGACATAACCGCTTCAAGCATTACGGCATACGAAAAGAAGATTGGGCGCAAGGCGACCGAACAAGAGTTGATGAAACACACCGACAAGCGATTCTTGAAAGGTTGGCTGCGCCGATTGGCAGACATTAAAAACATTTAGCATGAAAAGGATTATTGCAATGGTCGCCGCTTTTGCCTTGCTTATATCGTGCGGAACAACGCGCAAGGTGCAGGAATCAAGGCAAACATCATACGTTGATAGTATGGCGGTGCAAGAGGTCGAAAAAAAGGATTTGTCCAAGTTCATTGACACAACCAGGTCGGAACACGGGAAAATCACAATCACGGAAATTGAATTTGAGCATCCCGCGCCGATTGACACATCAATGCGCAAGTCCGATGATGTCCCGGCATCCACGCCAACGACAAAAGCCACATTGGAAAATGTCGGTGAGTTTACCGGGGTCAAGTCAATACGGCAAACGGTTATTGAATCCGATGTTGAAGAAAAGGGCGAAAGCCGCGAATCGGAAAAGCAAGAGCAAAGCAAATGCGAAGCAAATGCAATACGTGAAGAATCCGACATTCAGATTGAGCAAGAGCCGACACCCGACCCGCACCGATGGCGATACATCTTTTATATATCCTTGCTATTTGTCGCACTATTGTTATACCTGAAACGTGTTCCGATATTGAATTGGATTAAAAAGATTCTTGCAGGAATTAGGCGGATTTTCTAAAAAATGCAATATCTTTGCACCTACATTGTTGCGAAAGCCACAATTCACGTTGTGGAACAATGTTAAGCCCGGCTTGTTCCGGGCTTTTTTGTTTTAAGAGTTGTTACTCTGAAAAAGGCATGAAAAAAGCCCCAAAAATGGGGCTTTCGTGTACAAATTCGTGTACCAAT